ATGCAATAAGCGCAGCCAAAATCGTTTGGCAGATTCGCTACACCAAGTAAACACCCGCAAGAGGACTATCGATTTTCGGTAGTCCTCTTTTTATTCTGCAAAAATGAGGGCGGTGAAACAACTTCCCATGTTTACAAGACTATTAAATTTCGTTCGGCAGGTGATTCGTCGCATGATTCGATACAAAGACATAGAAACCGTTGAACACGTTGAAACGCCGCTTTCCAATGAAATGGCGGACGCGCTCGACGAATGGTACAATATGTACCTCAACAAAGCGGACTGGTTAAAGCCTGACACTGTGAAGTCGCTGAACCTGCCCGCTTTTATTTCGTCCGAAATTGCACGGCAGATCGTGCTTGAGATGAAGTGGAGCATTACCGGAAAAGGTAAGGACGGCGAAACGCAGACCGAGGACGGCAACGACATTATGAACCCCCGCGCCGAATACCTCAAGGCTGAGTTTGAGAAATGTATCACCATCCTGCGGCAGAAGCTGGAACAGGGCTGCGCCGCCGGTGGTATGGTTATCAAGCCCTATCCTAAGGACGGCCACATCTACTTTGACTATACGATGGATTGGAGCCTCTATCCCATCGCTTTTGACGACGACGGTAATCTTGCCGACGTTATTTTCCGCGATACTTTCTCCGAGGGAAAAACCGTTTACACCCGTTTGGAACGGCACACCGTTGACGGTCAAAACGTCAATATCACTCAGCGGTCTTTCAAGTCCAATATGCGGGATGCTATCGGTACAGAAATCGAACTGAGCGAGGTTTCCCAATGGGAGCAGCTTGAGCCTGAGGCAATGGTCAAAGATTCCGGCGGCCAGATGTTCGGGTGGTTCAAGGTTGCTGCAGCTAACAGCATTGACGTTGACAGCCCCATGGGCGCGTCCTGTTTCTGCAAGGCCCGTGACACCATTAAAGAGGCCGATATGCAGTATTCCCGCCTGTTGTGGGAGTATGAGGGCAGCGAACTTGCCATTGACGTTGACCCTACCGTTCTGCGGCCTAAGAAAACGGAAAACGGCGGTCTGGAAATGCCCAAACTGAATCAGCGGCTTTTCCGTGCCGTTGACGCGGACAAGGGTGACCGCGACCTGTACGAAGTATTCTCCCCGCAGATCCGCGACGCGAACCTTGTGAACGGTCTGAATCAGCTCTTTATGCGTATCGAAGATCAGTGCGGCCTTGCCCGTGGTACGATCTCCGATGCGAACACCGAAGCCCGTACCGCAACGGAGCTGCGGATCATCAAGCAGCGGTCTTATGCGACCATCGCCGATAACCAAAAGGCTCTTGAGCATTGCCTGAAAGAAGTTATCCGGGCGATGAACGTTTACGCTGACCTATATGAGCTGGCCCCGGAGGGTGAGTATGACGTGTCCTTTGAATGGGACGACAGCATTATCACCGACACCGAACAGCAGCTCAACGAACGAATGATGCTGCTGGACACCGGCCTAATGAGTAAAGTCGAGTTCCGTATGTGGTATTTCGGCGAAACTAAGGAGCAGGCAACGGCAGCAGTTAAGGCCATCGCAGAGGAAAAGGCTGATGAACAGATGGTCGGCATGGAAAAGCTGCTGCCTAAGATGCCCGGAGGCCCCGGCGATCCTACCAATCCGGGGAACCCTGTTGCCTCCGGCAGTAATAAGCCTAAGGACGACCCCAAGGGGAGCAAAACCCCCGGAAAAGAGGAATAATCCCTATGAAAAACACCCCTAAAAGCTGCTTGAACTGCAAACACCGCATCGGGTGCCGGAGCTGGTACGGCGGCACCGGGTGCAAGTACAAGGATTCCATCGCCAAGATCAGAAAAGAGGGTTGAAATGCTTACCGAAAAGGAGCTTGAGGCTGCTATCAAGCAGATCACGGGTCGCATAGACGAAGTGAACCGCTTGTTTATCAAGAAAATTGCGGCTCAGCTCTTGAAAATCGGTGAGCTGAACGCCTCCAGTATCAATCGCATAATCGTTATGACGGACATGGGGAAAGACATCCGGGAAATCACCCGTGAGCTGTCGCAGGCCACCGCCATGAACATCCGCGACATCTACATGATTTATCAGGCGGCGCTGTCGGACAGCTACACAGATCCGCGATTCCAGGAAGCGCTGCAGGCACGGCCCCTATCCCCGGAGCAAAATGCCCGTTTAACCATGTTCGCGCAGAATGTGGCAACACAGACTGCAAAAACAATGGTGAACCTGTCCAATACTACCTCGATCATGCCTGCGTATAAAGATGCCATTGACCGCGCGATCATCGCCACGTCGGCAGGCTTAACCAGTTATAAGCAGGCAGCCCGTGAAATCATCCGGGATGTGGGTTATAACGGTTTGCAGGTTTACTATGAAAGCGGCTACCACCGCCGTCTGGATACCGCGATCCGGCAAAATATCATCGACGGTGTAAACCAAATCAATCAAAATGCGTCCCTTGCAATGGGCGACGCTCTGGGTTTCGATGCGGTGGAGATTTCCGCCCACGCCCATAGCGCCCCTGACCATGAGCCGGTACAAGGCCGCGTGTTTCTCCGGGCTGAATATGAAAAAATGCAGGCCGGATTTGATTTCTACGATGTGGACGGGAATTTCTATGAAGGTTTCCGGCGGCCTATCGGAGAATGGAACTGTATGCACATCGCTTTGGCGTTTTCTACGAAGCACTCCAAACGTCGGTACACCGACGAACAGCTCAAGCAATGGGAGGCGGAAAACGCCGCTGGCTGTGACATCAACGGCAAGCACCACACAATCTATCAGGCTCGACAGCTTATGCGGCAGCTTGAAACGAAAGTGCGGCAGGAAAAAGATGCTGCGAACGCCGCCCGTGTCAATGGCAACGACATGGAGGCCCGCAGATCCCATCAAAAGAACATCAATGCCCTCACGAAGAAGTATTATGCCGTCGCTCAAGCCGCAGGGCTGCGGGCGCGCGGCGATAGGCTCTCCGTGGAGGGTTTTAAGATGGTCAAAGTATAGGAGGCAAAATTATGAAACAGTTGAACCGCATCCAGAAGTTTGAAAACCTCAATGATGTTTTCGCCCTCGACGAACCCGGCCCCGGCGGTGCGCACCACCTGTACGAAGTGGTCAAACACAACACCGGCAGGATTTGCGAGGAAGATAACACTTTCCGTACCCGGCCCGAAAATATGTTGCTGACCGTGCAGATGCAGGAAGGGCCTCGCAAAGACCCCAACGCCACCCACGGCGTTCTGGACACCGATCTGCTGGAGATCGTTCGTGACCGGCTGGCTGCTTTCCAGTCCGGGCCTTTTGCCTGCCGCGAAAACGCCTGCGCGCTGACCCACATTGAGGAAGCTCTGCTGTGGATGAACAAGCGCGTTGAGGATCGTATGACGCGCGGCGTGTTGGGCACCTACGAGAAGTAAGCCCACACAAAAATGTAAATCCATATTCCGATTTTTACACAAGGGGCGACAAAAGACCCGTCCCGAAATACGGCCCGTTTGGGGCCATCCTACCGCGTTCTACGGCAATCCGCCGTAGGGCGCTTTTTTCATCCCGTTATTAAGGCACTCAGCCTTGATATATAACTAATCCCCACGGTAAGGGATATAAACTGCCGACGGCGCAGCACTCAGTTACGCCGGGAAATGGAGGAAGTATGAAACTCAATGAACTGTTGTCCCCGGAGCTGTATCAGCAGGTACAGGCCAGGATCGACGAAGTGAACGCCGGACAGGCCGACAAGACGAAGCACGTCCGCTTTGCGGATTTGTCTGAGGGCGGCTATGTGTCCGTCGGTCGTCACAACGATCAGGTCAACGGCCTTACTCAGCAGGTGAACGACCTCACCGGTCAGATCGCCCAGCGTGATGCCGACATCACCGACCTGCAGGGCAAGCTCACCGCCGCACAGGGCGATGCAAGCAAGCTGACCGAGGTGCAGACCCAGCTCGGCAACCTGCAGACCAAGTATCAGCAGGATCAGCAGACATGGGCCGCAAACGTCACCAAGCAGCGCAAGGAATTTCTTGTGCGGGAGCAGGCTAACGGCCTGAACTTCACTTCCGCAGCCGCTAAGCGCGACTTTATCAGTCAGGCGCAGAGCAAGGACTTCCAGCTCGAAGGTGATACCCTTCTCGGCTATGTCGATTTCCTGACGAAGTACAAGGCTGAGAACCCCGGTGCTTTGGTGGACCAGGCTCCCGCCGATCCCCCCAACAACCCCAAGCCGCAGCTCGTACTTCCCAACGCACCGAAGCCCACCGGCGATAAGGCTGTGTTCGGCTTCCACTTCCACGGGGTACGTCCGAAGCCCTCCGACGAATAATTTTCGGGCAATCTTTGAAATCTGAAAAGGAGAAATTCACATGGCAGCTATTAACTATGCAGCTCAGTATGCCAAGGAACTGGCACAGGCTTACCCCTACGCCCTGAACTTCGGCGCGCTGTACGCTACACCCAACAACGGTCGCTACCGTATGGGCGAGGATGGCAAGACCATCTACATCCCCAATCTGTCCACCACTGGCCGTGTTGCCGCTGACCGCGACACCATCGCCACCGCCACCCGCAACTACGACAACGCATGGGAACCCAAGACCCTGAGCAATCAGCGCAAGTGGTCTACTCTGGTTCACCCCAAGGACATCGACCAGACCAACGAGGTCGCTTCCATCGCCAACATCACTCAGGTGTTCAACGAAGAGCAGAAGTTCCCCGAAATGGATGCTTACTGCATCTCCACCCTGTACAAGCTGTGGCTGGCTCAGAACCACACCGCAGCTACCACCGCACTGACCGCAGCTAACGTTCTGGCTGAGTTCGATGCCCTGATGCTGAAGATGGACAACGCCCGCGTCCCCGCCAACGGTCGTATCCTGTACTGCACCAACGAGGTCAAGACCCTGCTGAAGCAGGCCACCGGCATTGCCCGTAACTTCGACGTTCAGGGTAAGAAGTCCGCTATCGACCGCACCGTTTCCCGCATTGAGGAAGTGGAGATCATCGGCGTTCCTGCAACCCTGATGAAAACCGCTTACACCTTCACTGCCGGTTGGGCCGTCGCTGCCGATGCCCTGCAGATCAATATGCTGCTGGTGCATCCCTCTGCGGTCATTACCCCCGTGTCCTACCAGTTCTCCCAGCTCGATCCTCCCTCCGCCGTCACCGAGGGCAAGTACATCTACTACGAAGAGTCTTTCGAGGACGTGTTCATCCTGAACAAGAAGTCCGACGCTCTGCAGTTCCACGTCACCCCCAAGGCTAGCGCTTGATGCCGCAGTAAGGAGGACGTATGAAAACCTACTTAACGTATTCTGAATACACGGAGTACGGTGGATCGGCCTCCAAAACTGACTTTACGATGCTGGAATTTAAGGCGCGCAAACGCATTGATCGGCTGACGGCCTCCCGGGTGCAGAACATGGGTTCCGTGCCCAAGGCCGTCAAACTTTGCATGACATCTCTTATTGAGATCGACCGCAAAGCCGGTGTTGAAGCGCAGGTAAACAACCCGGTAGTAACGTCGTTCAATACGGACGGTTATTCCGAATCCTACGGCAAAGCATTGAGTGTG